TATGTTTATAGACTGGCTGCCTGTTGTTGCATTTTCAATAAACTGAAGTCTTGATACTGTGTTAGGTGCAATTGTTAATGTTCTTGTTGCACTTAGTGTGGCTGACGATGTAACTTTAAAGTACATCGCTCTAGCTGGGTCTGTAGCACCATCTGCGACTGTAGTTGTGGCGTCAGCGTCTGAGGTAAAACAATCTTGTGTTCCATAACCTAAAGCCTCTCCTATAAGCTCTAAGTTAGTGTTAGTTATTGTTCCCCATGTACCACTGGCATCGCCAGTAGCCATTTCATTAAGTCTAAGATCATTAACGTATGTACTTGCCATTTTAGTCTATCCTTATAATTGCAGTAGCTCCAGGGGCTGGTAACACAATTTCAAATGTACCACCTGCAACTGTGAAGTCTCCCCCAAATGCTAAAACTGCTATTGCTTTATCACCATTTGTACTATTGTATATTAAAGCACCATTGGCAGTAAAAGATGCAGAAGTCCATGTTGGATTAGCACAATCAAAGTAGGCAGTTGTTCCTGACGTTGTAACTACCTTGCTTGTTAGCGTTTCACCACCTGCTGAGTATCCAGTTCCACTTATTTCATTTGATGTTGAGTACGCAGTTGTCCCAGCACCCAAACTCGCTGAACTTGTAAACAGTGCTATTTTAATTGTGTCTGCTATTAAATCATGTTGTTCATCTAATATTTCAGCTTTAAAAGATGTACACATTGCTTGTGATATTGCCATTTGTTAAATGCCTCCTTCGTATTCTGCTGTATAATTACGTTGCATTTCTTGTTGAAACAAAGCTATTGCTTCATCAAATTGTGCTTTATACAAGTTTACACCATCGGGTGCCTTTAGAAAAGAGGAACTTTCATATAGGCACGCTGACAATAAAACTTGCTCTGCATTGTCTCCTATCCAACTGTTTGCATTTCCTGAAGAAAGCCCAGTTTCAGGTGCTATGAAATCAACATTAGTTATTATGATGGAATTTGGCGTTGGAGCAAAAGTCACAGTTATTCCGCTTGTGCTAGCAGACTTTGTGCTATACATTACTGGTGTTCCTGTGGCTGTGGCATCAGGCCAATAATCACGCAAATAAGAATCAATTCTGTGATTAAGATAAGAAATGCCAGAAGCAGAAAGGATATCAATCTGCCTAATCATCCTAGCATTCGATATTGTATAATTAGCTTGACCATCAACTGTTGCTAAAGGGGAACTCTGTCTGTAGCAAGGCAAGCTAGGCAACCTAGAAAATATCATAGCCTCTGCTTGTGTTATGATGTCTGGTATAGAGTTTTGAAACTCAGTACTATCATCTTCCATAAAGTTTTGTATGTCTGCTACTAATTCTGTATAATTCATTTATTCACCCCATGTGCTTTCGCCCCAGTCACCACCACCAAATCCTAATTCAGCAATAGTAACGCTAACAGTGCCAATTGCTCCTGTACCAGCTAATCCATTAGCTATTGATAGACTACCTACCTCAACTGTGCCTATTGCTCCAGTTCCAGCTAATCCAGTTTCATCCAATGATATTGTTATAGAAGAACCATCAGTAACACCAAATCCACCTAGATTAGCAGTACCACTTACTCCAGTTTCAATTACCTTATTAGTTATAATTGAAGTTCCTATAGCACCAGTTCCAGCAAGACCAACCTCTTCTATTCTAGCAGTTGGAGTTATTGTTCCTAATGCACCAGTGCCAGCTAACCCTGTTACATCTTGAGAATGATCTACTCTTATTGTAAGTGTGCCTATAGCACCCAAGCCTTTAATACCAACACCTTTTTGTGAGCGTTCTACTTTGGATGCAAATATATCTTGTGTACTATATCCATAAAATATAGATATATTTTCAGGATCATTGTCTGGTCTTGGTTGAAATAATGCAGTTGCGTCTATAACATTTTTGGCTGGCGTTAATTGTGGGTGTTTCGGTTCCCACTCACTAGGTTCAACTCGCAATCCATCCCAAGTTGTCTTAAGATCAGTGTATTTGATCTTAAAACCACTTCTATCGCTTATCGCTACTGATTTTTTGCCACTAGCTAGTTTTGCCATTATGTCATATTCAACGCTGTTGGTTGAACCCTCAAGCTAACTCCATCATTATCACTGGAAGCCGCAAAGTTAAAAGACCTTTCATACATCTCATTTAGTAACTGAAACTTTTCTGGTGCATATTTCATAGCTAGTTTAGAAGCTAACCCAGCACATATAGTATCACTCCATCTATATGGCACATCTGCATCTTGATTAGATAATGTTACATCTTCTAATTGGTTCATAGCCCAATATACCAAAGAATATGTGGATGTATTAGGTACTGACCAAAAATAAATGACTGGTGTGTATTGTCTGTCAATCATGTATTGACTAGGTTTTCCTGCAGTATTTTTGTTAGGTAACTGATTGTATTCTTGTATTGTAACTCTATTGATAATTTGATCTGTATTACTTGAGCTATCTCTAATTACTGCATCTAATATGTCTATAGTTCCTACAGGAAGTGTATAGCTTGTAGTGCCATTAACTAATGTCAATGTGTTTTGTGAGACAGTCCAATAATTAATACCTCTGTTAGCAAACTCAGAAAACAATAAATTCATGCTTCTACGAGCAGATATAGCTTGATCTCCAGTTCGTGTCTGAATATCAATACCACATCTTTCATAAGCCTCAGTAATTATTTCTTCTACGTTAGGTCTAAATGCAACTGTACCACTTGTAGCCATACTTAAGCTCCATCATTTTGTATATATATAATTTCTAATGAAATTTGATTACGAGCTACTTGAAGATAAAATGGCTCAGTAGTTCCAACTCTACTAATTGAAGATACTTGAGCCATATTTATTCCCCTTAATAATCTTTAGACACCCTAAGAACAACTTGGTACGAATCTCCTGCTGCCCCTGCCCCAGTCGTAGTGAATTTAATATCACCAGTTGGGTTAGTGCCAAAAGATTTAGTAGAAGGCAATCCACCAAATTTTTCAAAGTTCTGATATCCCTGTTGGTCTTCTGCAAGATGTAACATAATAATATCAGTATCAGCATCAGCTAACACTTCAACTGTCAATCCATGCAAAACCCACCAGCACTCTAAAATTCTAACCCCAGTACACGTTTCGCCATTGGCGTTTGGTGTTAGGGATGAGACGTCTATTTTAAGGACTGCTGATTCGTTTCCAGCATCTACATACTGATATTGAAAAGAAATAATTGCTTCTTTTGTATTCTGTTCAATAGTAGTAGTGGTTTTAATATCAGCCATTTATACCTCCGAATTATTGGTCAGCAAATGTTGGTGCAGTCGCAGAAGTAACAGAACCCATAACTCTATAATTTGTGCTATCAACGCCTATAAATGTAACATCAAATCCTGCTGGCACATTTATTTGTAGGCTACTGTTTGAGTTTCCATCTGAAAACACAGCACTAATTGCATTGTCAGTGTCTAAAAAAGTCACACCACCAATGTAAAAGTTTGCGTTACCAGGTGTTACAAATATAGCGTCTGTTGCATCGGCAGCAGCTCCACCATATACAAATCGATAAGATACTCCAGCTTCAGGAGCAGGAAGTGTATATGTGTTGTCTTGACCACCATCTGGAACAAAGTTAATTCTTCCACCATGTGTTAATTTTGTAATTGTAATATCACCATCAGCAAGTTCTACTGGTGTGACTTGAAATCCATTGTTAGATATAACTGGACCTGTAAAGGTTGTATTAGCCATGTAATTCTCCTTGTCTTGGCTAGTGTCTGCTTACGCAGTCAAGGTTAATATTAAATGGAGAGGAGGCTAGCCCCTCTCCAGTAGCAAGGTTATTATGCAGCACCTTCTGTACCAAAAACACCACGCCAGTCAGTGAAGCCAAAAGAATATCTTTCTCTCACTTTATAACGAATGTTTCCAGTCTCGAAGTCGCCTTCCATGCCCTTCTTCATTGGGCTTCTTTGGAACATCTTAAGTCCATCAGGAACATCAGTCTTAACAAAGAATGCATCACTGTCTGTTAATCTTCTCATCACATGATAGCCTTGTGGTAAGTATCCACCAGACTTGATAGCGTTGAGATCGTTATCAGCAGTTCCTGTCCTTAATTGGCTCTCAAGTAATCTTTCAGCTACGAAAGTATAAGCAGTTGGAATAATAAGCATTGTGCCTTGTGCAGCAATTCTTAATCCTCTGTCATCCTTCATATCTGCAATGTTTATCAAGATGCTCTCTAAAGATGTCTCAGATAAATCTGCAGCAGTAGCTAAAGTGTTACTTTGGTTACCATTTTGAGTTGGGTGAGTTGTACTTAAAAGCGTAGTACCATCCCCACCATTTGTTGAAGTTGCGTTATTTAAAACATTAGCCGCTTTGATTTCTTTAGTAGAAGCCATAGACCTAGCTAGTGCCTTTGTATAACGTGATGCAATTGACCCATAAAGACCATCTTCTTCAGCTTCTTCAGTAACTGAGAAAGCTAAAGCAATAGTTTCATGCTGATATCTAGCAGTCCACTGTTGAGATGCACTATCGTAACTTACGCTTGCACCTTCGTCTTTAGTTGGAGCCGCTCCAAAACCTGTCAACAATACATCTTCTTCAAAAGCTTTTTGAGATGTGTTGCTTTCAAATACTGCAGCATACTCTGGTGGGTAACTGTCATATTCTAAGCCGAACAAGGTATTTAAACCAGGCTCAAGCATTTTTGCAAATTGTGCTCTATTCATTGCCATTGTTTAAATCTCCCTTATATTCCAGCACTATCTTTGAGCAAGTGCTCATTGATAAGAACTTCCATGATTGCATTTGCACCAAAGGCGTTGTCTGGAGCATCATACAGAGCTATGATCTTAGTGGTTGCAGTACCTGCCGCCATAGTCCCTGATATTTCAAATCCAGATTGTCCTGTAGTTGTAGAACCAGCACCAGCAACAACATCAGCACAATTACCAATGTTTGTCTGAGCAGTAGTTCCTGCAGATTGAGCTTTAAACACAGTATAAGGATCATCATAAACATAAGCTTTAATATCTGTAGCAGTAGTTCCTGACGGCCAGTACTGTGAGTAAACATATGAGCCATCTGTTGCAGTGTAAGATACTCCTGCGAAAACGCCTATATTATTTACTTCTGTGGCAGTGTGAGGTGTTATTACACCATCTGCAGTGATTATGCAGAGATCACCAGTAAAGATGTTCTCAGCTAAACCTGAAGTAATTGTATATACATTTGCACGAGAATAACCATTACCACTAAGATGACGAACGGGTACAAACCCAAAAGCAGCATCAACATTTGCCATTTTTTTCTCCTAGTTAATAGTTAGTCTTCCATAGCAGACAATTGTCTGCCACCACTAACTGAACTCTTCCTCTCTTGATAGATTCGTTGTCCAGTTCTTTGCCCTAATGCATCAAGGTCGCCTGCAAGTGATTCGTTTTGCTCTACGTTCCTGTTAGAATAATAAGCTTTCATCTGCTTATGTTTATCTTCAGGCATTTCGCAAAGCAACATTCCTTCAATTCCAATACAACCTTCCCACTGTCCATGATTTATAGTTGGGAACAACTTACTTTTCACAGTACTAGCAGGGCGAGCTTCCCACCCTTCACGCATTCTTTTAAATACGTTATCTGGTGTGTCCTTCCCCTGAATCGAGGTAGCTACCCATCGTTGAACATAACCAGGTCTCGGTTCTGGTGCATCCAACAACGCTGGTGGTGTCCAATGTGTCTGAGGTCTTGACTCCTCGTCTCGAACACCTGATCGGGTTTCACTTGCTCTTACATTTCTATTTTCAGCCATGATTAACTCCTTTGACTTTTCTGTATTTCTGAAGCGTACTTTTTCAAGCCAGCCTCATCATTAATTCCAAGCTCTCTAGCCATTCGTAACTGATCCTGCGTCATGCGAACCCTATTACCTCTGTACGATGAGCCACCCGTAGTTGGTGATACTATTTTTCTACTTTTACTTTTCGTACTTTGGTCGTTACTTGATACTAACTCTGGAAAGACTTTTTGTAAACGACTATTTAATACACTGTAATATTCATCAGAATTTTTGTCATATCCCTCTAAATCTAACTGTACATCAATAGCCCTAGCTGCTGCCGTTTCTCTTTCATATCCTTGTGCATTAAACCATTGGTTTTGTTGCCACCATCCCATAGCTTTAGGTGGTGCTGGATTGACTGCTGCTTGTTGTGCTCTCCCCACTGTAGGCGACTGCGTTTGTTGTTGTTGCCTAAGTTGGTTTTGCATTTCGTTAACTCTGACTGCGGCTCTCATATCAGCTAATTGTTCAGAAAATGCTACTTGTGCATCTGTATCACCTTCTTCCACAGCCTTTTTTAAAGCTTCTTTTGTTAACGAATAACGTCTATCAAAGTCACCTTGTAGTTTAGCGTTTTGTTGTTGCACAGTTGTGCTTTCAAGTCTTTCAAGTCTAGCTTTAAGGGTTGCTGTCTCTTCTTGGTATTTTTTTGCTTGTAACTCTGCTTCCCTTCTTTGTGCAGATAACTTACTAAATCTAGCTTGTATAGTTTTGCTAAATTTTTCTTTTTCTTCTTCTGCTGTTTCTTCTTGAGGTTTTTCTTCGGTTTCAGATTCAGCTTTAACTTCCTCTTTATCGTCTGCTATTTCAATTTCAAAATCTTCTTTACTAGCTTTACGCCTAGTTTCCTCGATTTCTTTTTCAATCTCTTCCATTGGATTTGAGTTTTCGTTCATAACTACCCCCTATTAAACGTATGCTGTTACATCTACGCCATCTGGCAAGATGCTTGTAACTTCGTCATCATTAAGCAGTAGAAACCTTACGCCATTTATTGTGAGCTTTTGCCCAGCATATTTGCCATAAGTAACTCTATCGCCAACCTTTGGTTTGTTGTAAATACGCCAACTTGCCCCACTTTCTCTTTCTCTGTAAGCAAGTTCACCAATAGCAGCAACAATACCATGAGCAGTTAAGTATGCTTCGTTTTCTTTTGCTTTTTCTGGTAAAATAATGCCACTTTTAGTTTTTTGTTTGGCTTGGTTTGGTTGTATTAAGATTTTCCAACCCATTGGTGTTGGTAGTTGGTGTGAACCGATGGTAGCCTTAGACTCTTCATCAGTGTATAGCTTCGCTACGTCATGTTGATGAGACATGTTTATTCATCTCCTTGATCTAATTTAGTTAAGGTTTCATCGATAATAGCACAGGCGTCTTCTAATCCTTGTGCTATCCCGACGTCTTTTTGGTATGAATGAAAGTCTGTTTCTCTACCTTCAATCATCTTCTCTGCTATCGCAGATTTCTGTTCTCGTAGGTTGTTCTTTATTCTTTTCAGTAGTTCGATTGTGTTCATTTAACTTGACCTCTCCAGACATAGATACGCCAGTTACAACAACCTCTACATCTTTATTTTTTTCCATACTTCTTACCTTTTTTCTTGACAACTTTCTTCTTAGTTTTTTTACCATACATTTTCATTTTTTTGCCTCCTTTTGACATTAAAGATGGAAATTGAGTTCTATTCATGAGGAATATAATAACTTATATAGATCAAAAGCCAAATATTATTTTTTTGTATCTACAATTGGTTCAGCCATAGCACTTTCTGTATACACATATCCAACTGCATATTTCTCTACTTTTCCATACTCAATTTCATTTACAGCTTTTGGGTCATCCTCAAATACATTGCCCCCATCACTTTCATCAGTATTAGGATTAAGGGCGTCTTTACAAGCTTTTGAAAATTCATAATTAGGGTAGTTGTTTGCATTAAGGCAGTCAGTGCATGATCTAGGAGCAGTCCTTTTTTCAACCACTCTAAGTCTAGTTCCACATTGTTTACAGAAGTCGAAATTATTTTTCCCAACTGTAGAAGACATGATCAGCAATTATCCTTACCTTACGCTTGGCGTCAGCCCAATAAGGTCTAACATAAATTGCATGATAATGTGTGGCATCTTTTACTAAATCTATATTATCTAAATGCCCTTCATGTATAGACTTAGCCAACTGTAACGAATATTCCCAAGATTGCAAATCTTTTGGTTTGTCTGATTTACCATCACACCACCAACTAAACTG